ATCTTATTAGTCTTAGTTAAAGATTGAGTACTAAGCATAGTTTCAATAATCTTCTTAGCATACGGTTTAATAGCATTAGGCATAGTTGTACGTACTACCTCAACACCAGTATACTTAAACTTATCTTCCTTAATACCCTCATCATCTAAAATATGCATTACATAGCGTTTCTTCTGCAAGAATACACCTACGTCAGCAATACATTCGCGTTTAAATACAAACCGACTATCACGAGATAGCAATGACTTTTTAGCCCATTTTTCTACCCCTTTATTAAGATAATCCTCAATTTGTTGAATCTTACTATGAGTTTCTTCATGAATATCATCACCATCTAAAAACTTTAATCCTTTATTAACTAGAGGAGTAATAGATACATAAGATGAATCAGTATCGTTATAAATGATACAACCTTCTAACTCTCTATCCGAGATATCTGGTATTTCCTTTTTAATAAACTCCTTAATAAGTTCATTCGAATACTTAATAACTGCTTGACCAGTCAACGTTACAGACGAAGCGATATCATCATCACCGATAGGAGCATTTTTATTGCCCATATAACCATAACAAGAGTTAATAAGAATCTTAATAACCATCTGCGAAGTATTAAGCCTTTCTACTTCATACTTAGCTTCAATATACTCCGGAGTATCCTTCTTAAGTTTCTTAAGTTTAGTTTTAGCTTTAAAAAGATCTTTCTTAATAACAACCCGTTGATTGTAATAGTATTCCAAAAACTCAGGTATAATACCCTTCTTCTTCTGAGTAAACAAAAACCCAGCTTTAGATAAAGCACATTGCTCGTCTTTTAAGAACTTAGCAAATGCAGGTCTATCAAGTTCAAATAGCTTACCACTTACATGTTGTATAACTACTTTTTTATCAGTCGTATTTTCTACTTTACCTATTTTAGTTTCAGGCGAAGTATTAAGTGATATCATCACGTTAGGGTATAGAGAGTTAGCATCAAAAGATACCACATGATTCTTAAACCCGTTTTTAGGTTCAGCAACATACGCACCAGGATTTTTACCAGTATCAGCATTGCGTAAAAACGTTGCAATAACTTCCCCTCGTTTTCTAGCCTTAATACATAACGCACCATTAATAACACCAATAGTACCCATAGCACCTTCCAGGGTAGTTAGACCCACATAAGATAACTTTCGTAACAAAGGAACGTATTGCAGTTTTTCTTCTAACCGTACGAGCAGATTAACGTCTTGAATATTATAGTCAATAAAGGTATCCCAATCTTCATCAGATAGAGTAGCCAGGTTTGTATCACCAAAATCAATCTTTCGTTGACCTAATTCAACTTCACCAATAGCATCAAGTTTATATGATTCTCTCAACTTTAAACAAAAACGTCTATAAACATCGAGATAATCCAAACATGCAATACCGTCAATATAGTAACGCTTTTGATCTTGACCAAACTTACCCTTAATAGCTCTAAAGTGAACTCTACCTAAAGGCGAAAGTCTATTAACGTAATTTTGACCTAAGATTCTCTCAATACGATTAATGATATAAGGTATATCAAAGAATTCTGAGTTCCACCCGCTTAAAATATCAGGGTAATCATTTTCTAGATATTCAATAAAACGAATAAACATTTCACGTTCATCTCTACAATGAACGTAATTTAAGTTATCTACGCCTTTACCATTATACGGCTTGATACCAAACGTATGAAACGTTTTAGTAAAGTTATCATAGCAAGTTATTACATTTACTACATGAGTAGGATTCTCAGGATCAGGAAACGTATCAGGAGAGTAGGTCTCAATATCTAACAAACACGTTTTAAGAGGCTGACTACTGAATTCATCCGCTTCGTTCTGCTCCCAATATAAGTCTAACAAAAACTGTTGAGCAGGAGGCATATTCTCAAACACCCTCTTAACATTAGACTCTCTTACGAAACGTGATCTATCGTAACTAGTATTAAACTTACGCTTGCGTACAGATGTACCATAAATAGAGGTCTTTTCACCAGCAGGATTTTCAATATACAAATAAGGTTCAAAAGAACACTCATGCATTACTCTTTTACCATCAGTATCCCAAGTAAAGAGATTTACGCTACGGTTACGACCATTATAAACTACATTACGATAAGACATCTACCTTATTATAATAAGATAGTTCCTATCCTAATTCCACTTATTAAGATACTTTCTTTCTGGGCTACCAAAAGGTGTATTTAGAGCTTCAAGATGACATCCTATATTTTCTTCAAGTTCGAGAATCCTACCCTCACCTATTCTTCTAAGCTTACTAATATTTTGATTGTACTTATTTCTCTTTCTTAAAGTACGTTCTATTTTATCTTCTAATTCTCGTATACTACTAAATCGTAGACTCTCTGGAGCTGAACTATATGTCTCTATATCTTGACATAGACAAGGTATACCTAAAATACACGCTTCAATAAATTTAATATCTGATTTCGATTTATTGAAGTCGTTAGGTAGTAAAGGCGCAATCATCATTTGTGCATCTAAGTTAGCAATAAATTTTGGATAGTTGAGCAAATTCTGCCAAGGGTAAAATTCAATTTTATTACTTTGTACTAAGTCAGCTAATTGCGGTGGAAAGGCTCCAACAAAAACCCATTGATACTTATTAACAGTCTTACGTATAAAATCTCTTACCTTATACATATCATCAACTCCATTTGTCTTATTGTCTACATCATAATGCGCTCCTGATCCAGTGTATAGTATACGTGGTTTCTTTTTATGATGATCGTAAGCTCTTTGTATTTGACGTGGATTAAACGAGTTACCCATCCAAAAGTCAGGTACAAAGTTTGGAATGGTTGTAATATTTTTTTGACCAGTTTTTTCAATATAAAGCTTTTTCATAAAGTCACAAGTAACAGTAACTTCATCAACCATATTAATTATATCAATACAATTTTGACGTACCTCATTATTATCAAATGCAAATTTAAACTTATTGTAATCAGGTATACATTCACTAAACACAACATCATCAACTTCATACATAATTTTAAAGTTATGTTCCTTTTGTACTTCTTTTAAGAATTTAATAAATTCTTTTTGTGCGGTAGAAGCTTGTCTTTGCACCTTTACTACTTTAACATTTTGATACCACTGCGGTGTTGTCACCATAGCTGTAGTTGATTGTGACATACCATCTCCCCGGGCGTTAATAATAGCTTCTGGCCATAAAATCCGCCAATGACCGCAACCGGAATAGTCCGCCAAGTAGTTTACATACCTATTCATAGTTGCCTCCCTAGGCTTCATTTCTATTTCAGGTAAGTCATCCTTCTTTACGTAATGATTAATAGCATAAGGTGAAGCAAAAGGTTGTGCAAAAGGAGATGGTCCCGTAATCATAATATATATAGTTTAAAGTTCTTTGTAATCTAGTCGTTTAGTAATACCGTTTTCCTTTTCAAGATATATTACATCACCAGTAACTGCTTTAATAGATTCTTTTCTATGAGATATAACGATTGAGCATTCATCTAATTCTTCTACTCTATCTTGTAGTATATGAGTAATCAATTCGATACCTTTTTCATCAAAAGATGAATCAAACAACTCATCATATATAGCTATATTATATTGAACACCACCTTGTAGTCTTCTTATATCAGAAAAAGTGAATAAGCATGCTAAGTCTATTGACTTGCGTTCAGCTCCAGAAAAGTTAAAATAAGAGCATACTTTATTCTTTTCATTAAGAATTTCTTCTTCGAAATATTCATTAAAGATACAAATAGAGTTAGAATCTAATCTTCTAAGATAATGTAATAATTTACTATTAAGCAATTCTAGAAGCTTATTAACAATATATGAT